AGTGAAATGGATCAAGTACTACACCGCTGCTCCAATGTCACAGATCCTGGGAGAGGAACTTCCTCCAACGCCCAACGGCACCAGGACACCTGTATTTTTCAGTGGCAAATTCCGTAAATTCATGCACCAACGTACTCTAAAAAGCACGAGTGACACAAAAAATTACAGGAATTGCTTTAACCTCCTCCAGGGGGTGAAAAAGGCATGTCAACCCATATCAAAAGACTTCATTCGTGCTGCATTCTTGGAGCACCGTGAAACCATGAGTACTCCTTGTGCCTCTCCACATCCTGCAACTCCCTCTCAAGTAGAGAAGTATGTTACATTGTGGACCCGAGGCAAGTGGGAGCAAAAATGGCAGAACTTTCAACCAAGGCTGTTTAAACCACCTGGACCCGCGGCCACACTTGAGTGGCCCAGAGGGGAAGGGGGCGGCAGTTATTGGGCTTACCGAATGAATGAAGTCTTCGACCAACGATCTCGTGATCTTCAGGCGCACATTGTTAATCTCCAACTTGTGAGATTCTTTGAAGACAATGGCGTCTTGGAGCCCATGAGCATAGTGTATCCTTTTGAAGGGGACCCGGATCCATTCTGGAGCTGGCCACCCACGGAACGCTGTGACAGAGATATTCAAATTGACTCGGCAAACTTTGCTGACATTTTGAGAGTACCTACTGTATCAGAACAACGAATCTCACCATCCGGGGAGATCTATACCGCGTGGAGCAATTACTCACCCAATTGGGATGAGATTTTCTCGCTCTATGACGAAAAGGATCCAAAGAACCGAATGGTAATGGTCGAAGGATGCGTTGAACCCTTGAAATTGCGAACAATCACCAAGGGTCCTTGCCACCGAAAATGGCTAAGTCAGTCTCTCCAAAGAGAGATGGCCATGTGTCTAGATGACTATTGGCAGTTCAGACTCAATAAGGCGAACACGGATCAAAGATTGATATACCGTTTGTATCGCGAGTGTGAACGTTTTCATCGCCGGCAGAACTCTGTTGAGCTCCACCTCCTTAATTGGTGGTGGTGCTCCGGAGATTACAAGGCCGCGACTGACTCACTCTCTATATATCACACCAAAGCCTGCTTAGAGGCTCTTCTCAAAGGCACCTCGCCCGAGAGACTCACTGAAGCCTGCAGGAGGCTCTACAGTGACGAAATGTACGAACAAACGATCCAATATCCGAAATGGACAGGAATCGAAGACGTGCAGCAAGTTAACGGACAGTTGATGGGATCGGTTCTTTCCTTTCCCGTTCTCTGTCTCGTGAACTTCGTCGCCTACTGGGAGAGCCTCGAGGAGTTTTATGGAAAAACATTTGAAGTCCATGAAATCCCTTGCCTCATTCATGGTGATGATATACTCTTCAAAACCACTCAGGAACATTACCTGCACTGGTCGAAAGTGATCGAACGAT